TAAATCCACTATGATCGAACAGATCTGCGCTAAAAATAAACGTGACTTAATTCGTATCAACTTAAATACGATGTCAGACGAAGAACAACTTATTGGATCTAAAACACTTGAAGACGGTAATGTCACAGTGGTTGAAGGTCCAGTCCTAATCGCCATGAGAACAGGGTCGGTTCTCTTACTTGATGAAATCGATGCTGGTGCGGCAAACACGCTATTATGTTTACAGCCAATCCTCGAAGGTAAGCCCTATTACTTCAAACTTAAAAATGAAGTAATCACACCAGCATCAGGTTTCAATGTCATTGCAACCGCAAATACTAAAGGTAAAGGTTCAGACGATGGTCGATATATTGGTACTAACGTCTTAAACGAAGCTTTCCTCGAAAGATTTGCTGTAACATTTGAACAAGAATATCCAACACGTTCTGTAGAACTTAAGATTATTAATAACCTTATGCAATCATACAACTGTGTTGATAATGAATTTGCTGAACTCCTAGTCAAATGGGCAGAAGCAATACGTAGAACCTTTGATGACGGTGGATTAGACGAAACTATTACAACTAGACGATTAGTCCACGTTATCAAAGCATTTTCTATCTTTAAAAAGCAAGACAAAGCAATTGAATTATGCTGCAATAGATTTGATCAACAAACTAAAGAAAGCTTTATCGACCTCTTTTCAAAACTCCAATCTGGAGAAGAAGAGGTTATGGCTTCTGATAATCTAGAAGAAACATTAAACGAAATCAATGAGGAATTAAATGTTTAATTTTATAGAACTAAAACCAACTCAAAAGCAATACATACTTGAGATAATGAAACGCTTTAAGCATGACTCTGAGCAGATTACATTATCTCAAATTAAAGAGTACCATCAAGTGATGTTAAAGCAACGAGATAAGTCTGGCACAAAACTAGGATATCCTAATTGGTTAATTGTAGCAGATAATAAGATTGCCAAGAGCTTATATCACTTACCAATACCAACAATAGAAGAAGAACAAGACTTCTATGATGGTAAAGTAGATCCTGTAATTAACTTAAGCCGTTATTCTAAGCTATTACAGGATACAATTAAAGAATTTAATATAAAATTATAAAAAATATATGTACATTAATTTAAAATCAGTATATAATAGTATTTTTAGTGGTAATTCTGCAAGCCGCGGCAGAACAAATACCACTCTTGAGAACAGCGGCAAATTGAAAAGGAAATATAATATGTCAATTACAGCAAAAGTACTACGTCATTTATTAAAAGGTAACACAGTAACTGCAGCAGAAATCGCAGGTAAATTTGGTTCTGCTACACCAACTGAAGTTATCCGTCAGTTAAGAATGAAAGGCTATGCCGTTTATTCTAATAAAACTGAATTATGGGACGGTACACCTACGACTAAATATCGTATTGGTTCTCCATCACGCGCTATGGTTGCAGCAGCATACCAAACAGTTGGTGGTTCAGTATTTAAATAATACACGTAGGCAGCGCAATGCTGCCTCCTTTAAGTATATTCTTATGAGTATATTTAAAAGAGGTAACATATGAGAAAAGAAGACTTAATTCAATCACAAGACAGGAATCACAAAGGCGGACGAAAGTTTGACGGTGGTAAGTTACAATATGGTTTACTACCACCTTCAGCTTTAAAAGATGTTGTACAAGTACTTACATTCGGTGCAGAGAAATACGAACCTGATAACTGGAAACGAGTACCTGATGCAAATCGAAGATATTTTGACGCAGCAATGAGACACTTATGGGCATATAAAGAAGGTGAAATATATGACTCAGAAACTGGTGTATCGCACTTAGCTCATGCCGCATGCTGCATTTTATTTATGAATGAACTTGATAATGAGAGGGAAGTATGAAACTATCAAAAGAAACACTAACCATTATTAAAAACTTTGCAGGTATTAATGGTAACCTGCTTATCAAACCTGGAAATCAACTAGCAACAGTGTCTATATCTAAGACTGTACTTGGTAGAGCAACAGTTGCTGAAAACTTTTCACATGAGTTTGGTATATATGATGTTAATGAATTCTTGGGCGCAATGAGTTTATTTGACGACCCAGACTTAGAGTTTACCGAAAAATTTGTGACAATCAAAGAAGGTAGAAACTCTATTAAATATTTTGGAGCAGCAGTTCAAAACATGGTAGTTCCAACGAAAGACATCGTCTTTCCCGAAGCGGATATCAACCTCTCTCTCGAAGCTTCGACCTTAGCTATGATTATGAAAACTGCTCCAATCCTTAAATCTGAAGATGTTGCCTTTGTGGGTAATGGTTCAGAAATCAGCGTATCTGTAGTAGATAAGAAAAATGCTACAGCAAACAATTATACACATGTTATTGGGTCTGATCCTAAAGACTTTAGAGTTAATCTTAAAGTTGATAATTTAAAGATGTTACCTGGTAATTATGATGTATCTATTTCATCTAAAAAGATATCACAGTTTAAATCTAAAGACATTGATCTTACTTATTATGTTGCAGTAGAAGCAGATTCTGATTTTAATCTGTAATGTAAGATATAATAATCTTATATTGAAGAGGGAACTATATTATGAATGAATATCTATGGGTTGAGAAGTATCGACCACAAACAATCAATGATTGTATACTTACAAAAGAACTAAAAGAAACATTTAAACAATTTATAAGTTCAGGCGAACTGCCTAACTTTCTCTTTAGTGGTGGTCCTGGTATCGGGAAAACCACAGTCGCTAAAGCACTATGCAATGAGGTTGGTGCTGAGTATCTTTTAATCAATGGTTCAGAAGAATCAGGTATTGATACCCTTCGTACTAAGATTAAATCGTTTGCTTCAACTATCTCCCTCACTGACTCTAAAAAAGTAGTCATCTTAGATGAAGCAGACTACCTCAACCCCAACTCAACCCAACCTGCATTGCGTGCTTTTATAGAAGAGTTCTCTAATAATTGTCGATTCATCTTTACTTGTAATTATAAGAATCGTATTATTGAACCACTACATTCTAGATGTGCTGTTGTAGATTTTAAAATAGAAAATAAAGATAAGCAAGAAATTGCTGCATCATTCTTTAAACGATTAACACACATCCTTGATACAGAAAATATTCAATATGATCCTAAACCAATTGTAGAACTTATTACAAAACACTTACCCGATTGGCGTAGAGTTATTAATGAACTACAAAGATATTCTGTAACAGGTAAAATTGATAGTGGCATCTTACTTAATCTCACTGAAGAATCATTTAAACAACTAATTAAAAATCTTAAAGATAAAAACTTTACAGAAGTTCGTAAATGGGTTGCTAAAAATGGGGACAGCGATAGTATAAATATATTTAGACAACTATATGATACTGCATCTACAAACTTAGAAGCAGGTAGTATTCCTCAGCTTGTATTGATCCTTTCTGATTATCAATATAAAGCAGCATTTGTTGCAGACCATGAACTAAACATGATGGCCGCATTAACTGAAATCATGGCTCAATGCAAATTCAAATAGGAGCAACTATGGGATTTTTAATTTTTGTATTCGGATTTTTAGCAGGATGGTTTACATTCAGACATTTACTCAATAAGAAAGTAAATGAAATCCATGAAATGATGGAAAAGAATTTAGAAGAATCTAATGTTAAGATGGAACCAAAGAAGGTATCACTTAAATTTGAAAAGATTAATAATGTGATTTATGTATATAATCGTAAAACAGAACACTTTATTACTCAAGGCAATACATACCAAGAAATAATAGAAGATCTAGAAGCAAGATTTCCAGATACAATATTTCTAGCAACACCTGGTGCATTAGAGAAAATACAAAATGATAGTCTATCAGTGTAAACATTCTAGTCGATCAGCTGAGGTTGCACAATTTATTAAAGGCGAACTAACAGTTTTATTATTTGAAGAAGAAATACATGTTGGTTCTAAAACATTTGACAATATAAGTGATGCGGAAATAGCCGCAGAAAATTGGGTATTACATTATGACAACACCATTCGACTTTCTAAACAGCATAAATGATAATAAAAAGGATCTATTTGAAGATCCTCAGAATGAAAAAGAATATGCTCCTTTCTTAATTAATAAAGGTTTATCTTATTTTCATGATACTATCCTTTATGCAAACGAAATGAATCAACATGCAGACATTCCAAAGAAATGGCAGTTTGATTTTTTAAGACTTTCTATACCAAAACGACGAAGGTTCTCTAAATGGCATAAGAAAGAAAAAGCATCTGATATCCTAAAACTGATTATGAAACATTATAAATATTCAGAGAAGAAAGCATATGAGGTATTAGATATACTTTCGGATGACAATATAAAAGAATTGATTGAAATCTACCAAGAAGGCGGTAGAAATTAATTATAATATAAATAAAAGTAATAATATAACAGAAGGTAATTTATTATGACTTCGTCATTGATATATTATGATTGGACACCAGACGCGATGCTGGAAGTTGACTTGATAGAACCAGATAACTTTCTGAAAGTCAGAGAAACTCTCACCCGCATAGGCATAGCTTCTAGAAAAGAAAAGAAGTTATTTCAGTCTTGTCATATACTACACAAACAAGGTAAGTACTTTATTGTACACTTTAAAGAATTATTTGCTCTCGATGGCAAAGAGTCTGATATTTCTGTCTCTGATATAGAGAGACGTAATGTCATTGCAGAGCTATTACAAGATTGGGATCTACTTAAGATTATTGATAAATCTAAAGCAGAACCAAAAGCTTCTCTGTCACAAATTAAAGTTGTGTCTTATAAAGAGAAAAATGAATGGGAACTTGTTCCTAAATATAACATTGGTGGTATTCGAAAAAATAAGGAGTAATTATGGCTATAAAATTAGATCTTGAAGTGCAAGAAGTAAACTTAGTATTACGATCATTAGGTAAACATCCTTTTGATGAAATCGCAGCACTTATTGGTAAAATTAAACAACAAGGTGAAGCACAGCTTGCTGAACAAGAAAAAGCAGAAGCAGAAGCAGCACCCGCAGCTGAAGCCCCAGCAGCAGAATAGTTAATACTTTTAACTACTAGTTATTAATACTTTTGACTATATACTTTTTATAGTTAATTGATATATAATAATAGAGATGACTTATTATAGATTATCAATAAAGATGAAATATGATAATGTTATCTCGCGCTCAAGGTAGACCTGTTGAAAGACTCTCTACTGAACTGCTTATTTAAATAAAATTCTTAAATAAGGAGAAACATTATGTGGACAACACCATCAGCAACTGAAATGCGTTTTGGCTTTGAAGTTACAATGTACGTATGTAACAAGTAATTTCAATTCTAGCATTTTGCTAAAAAAGAATAAAAGGGGAGCTTCGGTTCCCTTTTTTTATGTCCTAGCCTTAGGACCGTTAGGCAGGTGGGGATAACCTGTACAAAACCCCAAATAATTATTGTACATTAATTAAATTATAATATATAATTATACTATATTATAAAAAGGAGAATTGTTATCGCTACTCAAAATAAAAGGTTTGTTAGAAGACCTAAAGTTGAAGAACCCATGGGATTAAAAGTACTTGTCCCAGATGGTGGATTTGAACGTGCAATGAGAAAGTTTAAGAAGAAAGTTCAGGAATCTGGCTTACTTCAAGAATTACGTGAACGTGAACAATATGAGAAACCTACTACTCGTCGTAAGAGAGCAAAAAGCCAAGCTCGAAAGAGATGGCTAAAGAAATTAGAAACTCAATCTTTACCTAAAAGATTATACTAATATGGCAGCAAAGAACGATATCACAGGCGATTCAATTCAGTCTAAAGGTCCATCACAATCTTATTCTGATAACTATGATTCAATCTTTGGTATACGTTGCCTTAAATGTAAGTTTAAGCAAAATATGAAGTTAGAACCGCCAGTTATTATTTGTCAATCATGTGGAGAAAAATTATGAAAGAACGTGACCCTAGTAAACACATACGTGAAATCAGTGTAGATAAAGCAGCAGAAGCAACAAATAACAATATATATGATTTAATTGTTTATGCATCAGTACATGCAAGAGAAATAGCACAAAGAAGAAATAAGATAGATGCAAAATATAAAAAATTACATGATTATGGTTATACACCACTTAATCAAGCTTTAGATGATTTCCAACATGGAAATATATAAATAGATTTGTACATGCCATTTGGGTGTACATTTTATTAGTCTTGCTTATTAAAGGAGAAAACTATGACTAAAATTCATTTTGGGCACTTATACCCATCAACTCTCGGTTTTGACAGAGTGTTTAATACTTTGGAAGCTATGCTTGACACAGTTCCAAATACTTCTGAAAAATTCCCACCTCACAATATTATTAAACTTGACGATCAAAAATATGTTGTCGAATTAGCTGTGGCCGGTTTCAATGAAGATGAAATCACTATTACAGTTGAAGACGGCATATTAAAAATCGAAGGTGAGAAACATGAAACCGACGACAAAGTAGAATACTTACATAAAGGTATTGGCACACGAGCTTTTGTAAAAACTATTAAATTAGTAGATACAGTAGAAGTGCATGGTGCTCAGTACAAAAATGGTATTCTAAAAATTGGTCTAGAGAATATAATTCCTGAACATAAAAAACCTAAGAAGGTTGAAATTAAAAAGGATCTTAAATTCTTTAAACCTGAACTTTTAAAAGAAGAGAAGTAGCAATAGGGGAGCTTCGGCTCCCCATTTTATGGAGAAATTATGGAAGTTTATGAAGTAATAAATGATACGTTACCTAATAGGAATCTATATCTATTAGATTTTTATGCAACATGGTGTAATCCATGCAAAATGCTATCAAAGGTCATTGAAGGTATGGAAAGTGACGTTCCAGTTTATAAGGTAAATATTGAAGAAAATATGGAACTTGCCAAAAAATTTAATGTGCGAGGGGTGCCATCTCTTGCATTAATTAAAGATGATGAACCAGTTGCAACAAAGTCAGGATTTATGAATGAAGCTGAATTAACAGCATTTATTGAGAGTAATAAATAATGATGTTATCATACCCAACTGTCATTAAAGGTAACTATGCAATTAAGTTATCTACATGGAATGGCAGTGTTTTAGCAGTTGCAGACCATTTAAAAGATCCTAAAAAATTTGAAGTAAAACATTTTACCGATATAGAGGATGGTGCAGCTTATTTAGATTTTATTATTGAGAAGGATTTAAGAGAAAATGGCGGATATTAGAATATTTAAATTGATGAGTGGTGAAGAACTACTTGGTGAAATAAAAGAAACAAATAATGAAGGTATTATATTAAAGAATGCTGTATCAATTGTTTATCAACAGACTGAAAAAGGTTTAGGTGCAGGCTTAGCACCATTTATGCCGTATTGTCAAGATCCAGTAACTGTTAAAGAACATGCAATTGCTTCTAGCGGTGAACCTAATAAAGATATGCTAAACCAATACAATACAATCTTTGGTTCTGGTATCGTGGTCGCCGGTGCACACGAGATGCCTGAAGTGAAGATAACTAAGTAAATATACATCTTAGAAAAGAAAACACCTCTGGGGACACCCGGTGAGGAGTAAATTGTTACAATTTGGTTACAATTTTTTACAAATAAAGTATGTACATTAATTCGAATTCGTTGTATAATTATTATAACAGTTAAACAAACGGAGAAGATTATGGATATCAGTAAATTAAAAACAGTTACTCTAAACGGACCAGAAGATGGCCATGAGATTGCTTTCATTGTAGACGATAAAGCTTATATCGTAAGAACTCACGGTATGAGTGAAGCAATATTTAGAATGAAACGTGAATTTGGTATTCAAACTCATGAATGGATGTTATCATGTGACAAAGCAGTTCTAATTCCTGGAATTTGGGAATATCAAATGGCGGTTTGCATTAAAGGTATGAATGAAGATCAAGTTGCAGATCTTGCAGATGAATTAAAACTTAATGCTGGAGCTTAATCATGTTAGCAAATATTGAAAAAATAATCAAAAAAGAATATACTAGACATGGTGGTGCCTTTGATCGTGGAGCTGCTGATTCTTATTATCACCGTCAACCAGATCCACACTATTATGTAGGTGGCACAGGTTCCTCTGAAAAAATAACTGAGCTAACACCGGAGGAATGTGCTGCCTATCAAGCTGGTTATGACTTTAACGAAGAATATGGAGGCAAAAAAGAATGGTAGACCATTTAGAGTGGCGCTGTTTTTGTCGTGAAAAATACTATGAATATTGCGAAGAACAAAGAATGTGGGGACTTGGCGCTAAAGTAGTGTGTATGGAACAATACTTTGCTGAAAATAGATGGTACCTAAAAAAGTTATATAAAACAGTGTACATTAATTCGTAAATAGGATATAATAACTTTATTATGATGATATATGTGAAAA